GACTCAACAAGAAATCAACCACACTTGATTGGTTGGTAAACACAAATCCGTATGGAACTTGCACAATATCGTTTGTGTATTGTCGTGGAACACGCACTGTACTGCCGCCGGCGCTGATAGTTTGCAACTCGCCACTGGTGCGGCTTGCATAAATGTCAAAGTAAGGATCAGTTGTGCTGTAGCCAAATACTGCATATCCTGCATCGGTCAGTTGAACGATCACTGCACTGTATGCCACACTGGCAAACGGTGAGTTTTTGTACAACATCAAGTCGTAGCTTTCGTCGGGCAACAGCAAACTTGAATTCAAACTGTTAGGGCTAGAACGTTCTGTGTATATTTTAAGATATTCTTTATCTGTGAAACTCCCAGTTCTCCAGCACAGTCGCACGTCAAGATTTGCCAGTGCTTCTTCCAATGCCTGTGTTGAGTTAATACCCAGCTGTTGATTGTAATCAACAATCCAGTTGATGTAACTGGCCTTGCTGACAGGAGTAACAACACCTGTTGATATATCAACGTTGCCGCCATATACCTGGACGCCATTGGCATCAAGTCGATATCGCCCATTGTACAGATACTGGTCAAATTCTGTGCTGTACTTGTAAAGGTCTCGGTCAGCAAACAAACTAAAGAATTTTGCCGGGCGTGTTAGTGCCAACAAACGCATCACAGCAAATGGGTAGCTACTGGAGGTCCACCATGCGGCCTCTACCGGGCCGCCATCGCCGACCACCCAGCTTTTACGGAATGCATTAGGATCATACTGTCCAACCACACTGTCCAATGGAGACAGTAGTTGGCCTTCTGTGCTGGTGGGTATGAAGTAGGTTGATAAGTTTGGTCTTACGAAGTCAGGTTTAATATAATATCCGTCTGGATCAGCAACAATACCAGCTTGTATATCGTCCCATAACACCAAGTTATCCTGTGTGTATGGTGCAGGACCATAACGTGTTTCCCACCATGTGGGCTGTTGGCTAAAGCCCAGCATTTCCCACGGAGTGTAGTTGGGACTTAGTGTATCATAGAAATATCTACTGATGCCGCGCCAGGCTCCCAGCAATGGCAAATCTTTTTCTTTATCTCCGGCTTGACTATAGTTGTAGGTAAACGGATTGTTGGCAATGTACTGCTGTGTTTTGTAATCCAGTTTGTTTTGTCCTACCCAGGTCAAGAAACTTTCACCTAGAATAGTTGTAATCTCAGCCTGAGTATAATCTGTTGTGCGGAAGTATCCTGGGATCACTTCTTCAGGTGGTATTGGTACTGGATTGCCTTGGGTCTTTAAGTTGTTAAAAATTCTACGTTCAAACTCCAATAAAATGTCATCGCGCATGTCACCAAATGCTGTGGTAATACTGCCATCATGGCCACGGATAACAACAGTTGGGTTTACATAGTTTTCATCCAAGAACACTTCAGGTTTAAATGCCTGATACAGGCCCAGCTTGGTAGGAGTATTGGGAACATAATTTCCTGCGGTGTCTGCATATTCACGAATGGTGACCACATCGCCAACTGTGAGTGGAACATTAACAGTAAGTGTTGGGCCATCTGTGGCCACTGTGTAGTCATAGTTTAGTGTCAGCAGTGTATCGTTTAGGTATACCAATAAGCCTAAGAAGTTTGCAGAAGTAAACGAGTGTGTTTGTAGTGTGTCAAATGTTCCAATTGTGATTGGAGTTACTGTGTAAACAGTATCTGTGTAGACATTGCCACTGGGTAACATATCGCTGTAATAGAAACTGTTTATGTTAGTTTTACCAATGTTTAAATCAGTAACCACAGAATCAAGAATTTCGCTTGTTGTTAAATTACCCCATTCGTTGCGAATGGCATTTTCTAACAGTCTATTTTTAAACTTATTATACTCTCTATCGTTGAACTCCAACGACTTAAAGATATTGTATTCACTGCTTCTCATAAAGAAGCCAGCCAGGGTCAATGGCGCACTCTGTTCCAGTATGGTTGTACCGTAACGACCAATGTTGCCCAGGTCGCGTGTGTTGTTTGGACCGTTGATGTCACCGGTAAAGTCAATTAGATTTCTAGCAATACTTTCGTAATGTGTTCTTATGGTTCCCAGCGTAAAGTAAGGACTGTTAACGTTGAAGGGATTGTTTGCCAAATTAATTGGCACTTGATAAAATCCATTGTCGCTTAGATCATTGCTTAAGACCTGAACCTCAATAATTGATCCTGGCGTATAGATGTTGTTCAATATGATTGTGGTTGTAGCAGCCGTTCTTGTTACTGTGTATTCTGCAGGCAAGATATATTTGTTGGCCACATACAGTTGTATTGCAGGAACAACGGTATTCTCAGGCACATTGATATTGAATCGTAATGGGGATCCGTCGTACGCAAACTGAAATTGTTGACGAATTAAACTTGGAGTTGCTGCCACTTGCCAGCCAAGTTCGCGTTCATATATAACTCGATCAACATATTGATACGAGTACCCGTCACTTATATTAATAGTCTGCGCAGTATTTTGTATGGCATAGGTAAATTGGTCTGTATAAAAATTATTATCAAATACAATGTCACCAATGTTGTTTATACTTAGATAACGCAGTGGCAATCCCAGCACAGTATCCACGGCGCCCTGACCAGTGGCATAACTGAACAACTTACTGCCGGTAAATGTAGAGCTAGGGTACTTGGCACGGTCGCTGAAACTAATTCCAGTAGAATCATACACGTTAAACAATGGCGCTTGATTTGTGGCTGTCTTTTGTTGTGCTCTTAACCAAGTGACACCATCGTAATAATAACTTGTTCCTTGTGTTGTTAATCCGCTAAGTGTGACTACGGTTTGATCAACCAGTACTGTGTAGTCGTCAGCAGGAACTAGATCAATGATAGGTTGTGCAATCAATGGCGGCACAGTGTCAGGTATAATGAAATTTACAACGTAAATTTTATTTCTAACTTCGGAGTCAGTATCAGCTGCAAAAATAACACGGGTGCCGTTGACAAATTCGTATCCGTCAATGCCGTAGCCCAGTGATCCGTTAATGGTGCTCAGTGCATCTGTGATAGCAAAGTCAACAATATTAACCGGCAGTTTTCCTTGAGTCCCAAAATCGTACAGGCGTGTTCCTGCATTAAATTCTATAATAGGACGTTTAGCACTTTGAGAGTTGCTTAAAATTGGTGTTGTGTTGTTATAAGTGGCAGATGCATTGATAACATCAATGTGGAACCAACGATTACTACGTGTCCAGGGATTTAAATCAGGGCTTGCACGACCAATTGTAAGATACTCCGGAATGAGTGGCGCATTCAAAGAAGCATCATAGTTTCCCTCATCGTATCTTAAACTATCAAACGGAATAAGTGCATTTTGAGTGTATGGCTCTGGAGTGATAAAATCACCAACAGGTAGTAATTTAATTGCTGTGCCTACACCTTCAACATAGTATTCTTGGTTTTCGTACTCGGCTGGTATTGTGCTGCCACGAAATTGAACTTTGAGTCCATTGGTAAACACCACACCATTTGAACTGGTATAGTTGGGCTTTCCAATGATATCGTTGATATATGTTGTGGTTGCGTTGGTTTGATCAAGCAACCGAATTTGCCCAAAAATTCCAGGGTCTGTTCCGTCTTGGTAATACAATGTATCTTTGATTGCTGTCAACAACGGAATTTCTTCAAAGTACCCAGATGCATCTTTATACCAACTAGTATTTGAATACTGATTACCAAAGACAATAGTAAACTTTTCCAACTCAGCCACTGGCAATACTGGATTTAATTGAATGTACTGCTGGCCACCAGATGATGTTACGTATGTTATTTGCCATACACTGTAACGTTCAGGCTGAGTAAGCGGAATTGCCTGTGCAAATGCTGTGCTGTCATAGCTACCGGTTCCAATTCCAGATGCAGGCAATGGATCAAATGGACTGACAACTTCCCAGCCATCATCGCCCGTAGTTGTGTTGAGGAATACCACAGTGCGACCATTTAAATTTGTAGTACCATCAATACCCGTTGGGTTCTCTGCAAAAAACTCAGATAAGAAAACATTGTTAATTTGATCAAATAATAAATTTGTAGCCAAATCAACAGGGCCAATGCTGGTCAGCCCATAGTAAAAACTCTGTGCTGTAGATTCAGGAACATTGAATGTCACTACTCCAAGATCCTCGCCGTTGTTGGTTACGCCCAGCACATCTCTACTAGAAATGTTAGGTGCATAAGGCAGTACACCTTCAACGCCGGGTTCGGCTTGAATCCAAAAACCAGGACCTGTGCCTGGCGTTCCGTCAACGATTGTCAACACGCCTTGCATGTTAAACTGTGTTTCACTTGCGTAGTATAGTGTGTCAGGTGCGTCCTGTGGCACAGTAAACGTAATGTTGCCGGTGTTTGCACCGTTACGACTTACACCAGTGTTGTATTGATCAATACGGCCCTGTGACGGAGAGGTTTTAATCCAGAATGGCGATACTACACCAAGATTTAAATTGAACACATAGGTGTTTCCACGCACAAGTGTCAGTGGTGGATTTGGCAAGTAATCAATAATGTATGCTGATGTCGTGGCTGCTGTGACACGATAGTTTACAGTTTCTGTTGCATTCTGTGCCACAGTGAATGTGTAGTTGCCGTTGCGCAATAATGTAATTGTAGGATTGCTGCCGGTATAGTTTGAAAATGTGTATACGCCATTTTCTCTTGTGACAGTGTAGTCCGCAGTGAGCGGAACTGCTGTGCCACCTACATCAACTGACAGCGGACCATCAGGCAACCAATAGTATTGGCTGTAGTTTACAAACTTGTCCCAGTTGATTTGCGGATCCCAAGTATAGTATTCGCTGGTATAAAGTCTTTCACTTTGATCAACAAACGCACCTTGTGTGCCTAGAGCATCAGTGATGCCGGGATACGTGACTGCGTCCTTGATCACTGTGGAATCAGTTTTTCTGAATACAACACCTGGTTCTAATTGATAATCTGTGCGAGATCGAGTAGGTTCAACAACATATTTGTCGTCGGCATTTACGCCTGGCCCTACGCGACGTCCAACATATCCCTGTGTCTTTTTAAACTGCGGCTCTTGAACCAATTGGTCCAGGGTAGCAGCCAAAAATTGCTTGTTGGTAGATGTCTGAAATATCTCTGGTCGAAAATCTAGTGTTCTCACTTTTGCCATTAAATTACTCCGCTGCCTGGGGCAGTTTTAAGATTTGTGCTGGTCAGTGCTTCAATTACTTGAATGTCTGCCACTGTGGCTGCGTTAACAAAAATCTGGTTTGGTGCTGACCGTATTTCATACAAGTCACCAAAACTCTTTTGCGGACTTATTGGAACTAACACAACAGAACTCACTACATCGCCAATGTTTTGATGTAGATACCCGGATAGTTCTGAGAAATAGAACGTATCACCAAAATTCCAATTTTCAATTGCAAAATAACTATTGATGAAGGACACTACCAAACTCTTTATTTCGCTGACTGATGCAGTGGATCCACTGGCACGAATAACTTTGATAGTTGCACGTAACTCTGGTGCTGCCTTGATGCCAAACAACGGCTTAAAGTCAACTGAGTTAATGATCATATTGTCAGAAATCATTTTGTAGTCTTGTAGTCCTGCATACTCAGTGGTCAGTGTGTCCAAAGATGGTGGTTCTGGCTCTGGAACTGTTCCTGTTGAGTCTACAATGTAATTTCTATATGCAGTGTAGTATGCCTGTGTGACCACGTAGACATCAATGATGTTGGTTGATCCTGGATCAATGCGATTGGTCAATGAACTGTTGTGTCTGTATTGGAAAAACAAGTCTTGGCGGCCAATGCGAGTTATGTAATCAGTTGTGGTTACCAGTTCAGTAGTGCCGGTGGCAGTCAATGACAAGATATAAAATGCCGGTGGTGTTGTGTACACCAGTGTTGTGGTATTGTAAACACCATATGCATAGAACACTTGTCCGACTATGTACTGTGCCTTTACCACTTCAATGTCATCCACAGTGGCATACTGAGAATTTATAACTCCAGGCTCTACCAACACATAACGTTCTAGATTGTCAAAGTCAACAATTTGTTGAAAGAACACATTTTTAGTTGTGGGATTTACATTGGGTGCAACAATTGTGTTGAAAAAGTCAGGATCATCTGGCACGCCATCAGCGTCGTTGTCTTGCCACGAAACCAACACTTGATAGTCATCAACATAGCCGTCGGGTTGCACTGGCTGGTCAATGATACGCATCGAAATATCGCTTTCCAGTGGCAAGTTTGAATCTGGCTTGCTGTTTGTTTTTAATACCTTGACAAAGTCGCGAATAGTAGTTCCTGTGCGACTATCATAAATTTGCTCATCACCGTAGAAGAAAAAGCGTGTTTGTAGCACTGATCCAAAGTAATAATTTAACGCACGGCTGGTAACTGTATATGATTCGCCATCAGTTACAAATTGCAAGAACCAACTGGCATCTAAGTTTGTGCCGGATGTGTTGCCTGCGTATGCTTGACTCCAGGTGGCGTCAATTGCAAGATTGTTTGAAGTAATTAAGTACCAGGTCTTGGTCAGGTTATTATAACCCAGGCCAAAATTGCGATACAATTCGATTTGTGCGGCAGCATCATTCCGAACATCTGTTCCCAAATCTGTAACAAACAACGGAATAACTTGACTGCATACTGCGCCTGTGGGCACAAAATTATTGAGAACCACTGGACCAAGACCATTGCTAAAGTTGCCAAGTCCTTGATTTGTTCCGTCATTGTATATTGCCGTTGCTGCCGCCCAGATTATCAACTTTTCATCTGCTCGAGTTGGTGTGCCTAGCACTAGTTTATTATTAGCATCAAAGTAATATCCTGACGGAGGAACAAACTTGATCAAACTACCAACTTGGACATATTGCATGTTATTGCTGGCGTATTGTCCAACTGACACTGGGTTTCCTGCAGAATTTTTAAAATAACCTGTGGTTTCATTGGCCAATGTTGTGCTTTCGTTCCAGGTCACTGCCAGTGGTATCAACGATGGACGAGGGAAGTTAGCATAGTAAAATTGTTTGGCAGGACTGTTGGCCAAGTTGACTTCAATTTGATTGGTAATAACATCACTGATTTCGTTTGTGGTCAACCAAGTGAACAAAAAAGTTGGCAACGCATTGTACTCGTACAGAGCACCATCACTGGAGAATGTGTTGGTACTTGAATATTTTCCAGTGTTGTCAACTAGATCAAGATATCGACTTGTGCCAATTGAAGCACGGTTCAATGCTTTGCTTTTGATAATTGAATTGTACTGAGTGAACGGAAAGTTGTTGTAGTCCTCGCCGTTGACCATGCGATTTTGTGTGTAGTAACGAGCAGGCGCTCGTTGTTTGATCTCAGCAATGGTTTCACGAGCAAGAGCATTGCTCACTGGCTCAGTGATGCCACACGTCATTGTAAGTGTTTCCAGTTGTCCTCTGCGGCTGACATAACTGATGCTCAATAGAACATTTTGCATTTCTTCTGGATTGATAATGTACTGCAATCCGTTTGATGCACGAACATAAGCGCGGAAAGTACCAACAGGAATTTCAGAGAACACACCATCACCAAAGTTCATGGTGATCTGATCATTGGCTCTACTGGTAACTGAGTATATTGGACGCAGTGTTGTGAGTTGTTCGGCTGCGGCAGTGTACACGCTTTCAACAAACTCCCACTCTCGGCTAATGGTGCCCACGTTATCCAATTGATATAACCAACGGTCAGTGTTGTTGATGCCTTCGATGTTGATGTTCACTGCACGATTGGCAATGCGTTCTGGCAGGTTAAAGTCTTGATTTTGCAATACTCCTTGTTTGAACAAGAAGAAGAATCCTGTGTTGGCTGAAGCAAAGCCCAGTTGATCGTTACGGAACAACACATTGAATTGTCCATTGGGACGTGGGCTAGGTTCGTATACATAGCCAAGGCCACTGGCTGTGGCACTGACAGCTTCAAATGGCATATTGACGCCATCAACGACAGAACTGTAAGGGATCACTGGCAAGAAACCGGGCAACAAGTTAATAGTGTATTCGTCTGTGCGAATTCCGTTGATGGTGGTTCTGTTGCCGGGACGGCCTGTGCGTTGTGTGTTGACCAGAGCGGCATTCAAGATAGCAGTGAACTGTTCTTGCCAATCAAAATTGGTTGGATCGGCCCAGTTAACAGTGATGTTGCTCAGGTTAATGCCATTGTAGTCCACGATATTTTCTGTGGTTTGAATTGAAAATACTTTGAGATATCCAGATGCTTCTGTGTTGCGCTTGGGAGAATAGCTGACCAGGTTAGCAAGTTTGACCACACTGTCGCGACGTTCTGCAGTGTCTAAATAATTTTCACGAGTGTTGAGATCTGTACGGAAGGCCAGTGCCTGGCCCATAAACGCCATTACATCCAGCAAGGCAATAAATTCACTAGACTCAATATAGTCGTTGAATGTTTCTGGGTAGTACAGTCGTATGTAATCAACAAAACTCTTGCGAAGAGTTTCAAAGTCATAACTTTGGAAGTTGGCTTCTTGGTAGGTTTGATAGATTCGTTTCCAATCTTCAACACCAAATACCGCAGTTTGTCTAGTAGTTTTTGCCATAATAATCCATCTTGTAGATTATTTATGGCGAAAATAAACCACCCAGTTTATGTTTACACGTAGCCCGCAGTTTGATTTTGCTGATCAAAAAACAATGACAAGAACTGTGTTGTTTGACCAGGCACTGTGGTCAGTGCAATCTGTATGAGTATACCGTTGTCTTGCGGAAACAATTCAACATTTTGAATATAGATTCGAGGATCTAATCCGGCCACACGTTGTATTTCTGCCAGGATTGCTCGTTCAGTGTCTTGTGTTTGATTTTCAAACAGATAACTCCAGATCACTGTGCCGTACCCAGGGCGGCCAACCAGTTGCCCTTGCTGTATGTTAAATGCATTTAACAAGTCACGCTTGATCAATTCAAAGTCTACCAGAGTAAACTTCTTTGGTTGGTTGATTGTGTTAAATCCTACAAATGTTGTCATATTGTACTTATGTTATTATACAGTTGCGTTGGCCAATAGTGCCCGTATTTCTGCCAACAGTGCCTGAGCCCTGGGATCGGCTCTGCCAACCTTGGCTATTAGTTCTTCATATTCATCTTGCAATTTTAATGCTTTGCTTGCGTCAGCAAACCTGGCAGCTCCTGGGTCTGGATTTAATCCTACTCTTTCACGTGTTATTGAATCTGTGCTTGAAGCTAATGCACCTAACCCACTGGCAGCGCCTAACGCACCCGACAGACTTCCTGCTAGGCCACCTAATCCGCCCAAGCTGCCCACGCCACCTAATCCGCCTAGAGCACCTGCGGCCAAGCCACCTAACGCACCTAATCCGCCCAGGCCACCTAGCGCACCTGTAGCTTTGGACAACAGTCCACCAGCATCTAGTCCACCAGATAGCAATCCTTTGGCTTTACTTGCGGCATCAGTCAATGCAGATGTATCAACTGCTTGCGGGCTAAAGTCAGGCAATGCTATTTTATCACTGCCAATTAATTTGGCAGTTGCCGCATTCAATGTGGACCTGTCAATAGTGCCTTTAAATCCAGCAGCAGGAACTATGCCAGCCACAGCAGAAGGCAATTTAGTATCACTAAAGTTAACTGCAAACTCTCCCTGTTTGGCCAACGAATCCATTTTAGATGTTAACCCAGATGTTAATTTACTAGCGGCGCCAGTTAATGCTCCGGCGGCACCACCGAGTGCTCCTGACAACGCACCTGATGCTCCAGCCAATGCACCGGCAGCGCCTCCAGACAATACATTGGCTATGCCTGATGCGCCGCCAGATAATGTGGCAGTAGCACCTGATAATGTTCTAGACAATGCGCCAGTGGCGCCTGATGTAGTTTTGGCCCATTCAACTGCTGTGCCAACTCCATATTTACTGGCATTTGCTAACAGGCCACCAAGTTGTGCTGTACCATTGTCAGCCAATGCTGACACACTGCCTAAGTTACTAGTGATACTGCTGAGTGCTCCAGTAGCACCTCCTGCTAATCCACCAAGTGCACCAGTAACACTTCCTAGTGCGCCCGTCAATGCTCCAGTAGCACCTCCTGCTAATCCACCAAGTGCACCAGTAACACTTCCTGCTAATCCACCAAGTGCACCAGTAACACCTCCTAGTGCGCCCGACAACCCGCTGGTTAAACTAGATAAACTGCCAGAAGCTATACTGCTCAATTCTCTAGGAAGTTCTACTAGACCAGCACTGGGAGATATCAAACTTTTTCCCGCATTGGCGGCCGCATTATACAGCAGTCCTGTTGGTGCTTTTAAATCAGTACCTGGGGTCACAATTTCTCCAGTTTTAACCAAAGTGTCAAAACTAGACTTCATTAATCCAAACTGTATTTTGTCCTGTAGTGGAGGATTTTTCAACAAGTCTGCAACCCCGGCGACTCCATCTTTGCCGGTCCATACACTGGGACTTTTCAATACATCAGTTAATCCAATCATTGTTGTTGTCCTAAAAATCTAGCAGTGGTGCCGCATTTTAAATATCCAGCGTCTTCTAATTGTTGCGCACTTAGTCCATACTTGCCAACACCTAGTTCGTCGGTTACTACATCAGCAGGTTGACACACACTGGCCGCAACAGCAGCCATAACAGCCTGCACCTGTGACGTTGATAGCGGACCAATTCCTTCTGTCACAGTTGATTGGCCCACATAATCTGCCACTGTGATGCCGTTGTTAATGGGCACATTGGTAAGAACTGGCAATGAAGATATAATTGTTTGGTTAGACCCAATGGCGCCACCTTTATAAATTGCCAACAATGGAATATCTGGAACACCTGCTGTGCCTCGATCAAGACGAGATTGAGTGAACTGTATTAGTGTTGTTTCAATTGATTGTAACTGGTCTCCTGACCGTAATCCAACAAATACGCCAGCTGCCAACTGTTCAAGATATATTTTCTCTGCTTGTGCTATAGTGGCACCTGCAGGACCTTCTAATGTAAACAACTGCCCGTTTGGCAATGTAAATGTAAACTTAGCCATTTGACGCACCTGTTACTGTTCCTGCCCAACCTGATGGCAATGGCGGAGTGTTTGGAGGTGTAGTCGGCTGTCCTTCTTCCATTGGTATTTCAACATTGACACCTTGATTGTGGAATGGCCATGGTTCGTGGGTGGGAGCTCGTGTTACAATGCTTTCTAATCCTGTGGCTGATATTTGCCAGCCTGTGGCATTGTTAAATTCAGTGTCGGGCATTATGCGTTTTTCTAACTTGACAGGAGGTTGTACATTTTCAGCTGATCCGCCATTGAGATCAATTCCGCCGGCTCGCAACACCATTGCACCACCTGCGTTCCAAGATCCATTGTTGCTGACCACAGCAAGACTGCCGTCAGCACGTACACCAATGCGAGCCTTGCTGTAAAGAGTCATTTCAGCATTGCTGGATAGGGTTATTGTTCTTTCACTTTCTAACGTTGTGCCGGTCATACTTTTCATATTGATTGTGCCGCCGGCAAACATGTTGATATCTTTGTCTGCGTGTAGATTAATTGTGCCTTGTGTGCGAACGTTAACTGAGTTTGTGGCATACACATCAACTGTGCCTTCTTGTCCAAATTCTAACCACGCTTGTCCATTGGCATGTATGATGTAAAAGAAGTTGCCGTCATCACTCATGGTGATTTGATGTCCACCAGCAGTGCGAATTCGTACCAGTTGATCGTCGCCTTCCAAGTTGCCATCATCCAGCACAATACTGTGACCGCCCTTGCGGCCAATTACATTGACATCCGCGGCAGCAATCGACCCGGCAGCAATACGTTTTTTAATGTCAGATTCAGTTAGGCCGCCTTGGTATACTGGGCGACCTGGAGTGCTTACTCCAAACACAGAACTAGGACTTTCTCGCTGACTGGTTGATCCTATAGGA